ACGATGGAGATCACGATCGTGGTCGTGTTCCAGAAGTTCGACACGCGTACCCGGAGACATGTCCAGGTCAGCCATCGTCTGCTCGCCAGGACGGATGTCCCAGTTACCGCCTTCAGGCCTCTCGATGCCTTGCCACTGAGCCGATCGTTGGTCGAGAGAAGGATGACCTTCCTCAACGTGGTGTTCGCCAAATCCCTTGTCGTGGTTGTACTCGTACATTATGCCGCCTCGAAGTGGTTGTTGAAGAAGTCCTGAGGCATGTGAACTCGAAGGGGTCGGTCCCCATCTTGCCAGACGAGAATCAGGTCACCGTGATCCCATATGTCGTCGACGGTCACCACTTGACCTAGGGTCATATCGAGGTCGTGGACCCTGCCCTGAACTGGGAGCGATACGAAACTCTCATCGCCAGTCATCTCTTGGGCGTACTTGAACTTGTCGCCTTTGCTCACTGTCCTCGCCGTCCACTAGAGCCTGATCCGTCGCCTTGGCCAGTCGAAGGATTAGTAGTGCCAGGCGCCCCCTGACGTGGAGGGCCAGCCTGCGGAGCCCCACCTGTTCCTCCTGCGGGTTGCTGGTTCATTGCCTGCTGTAGCTGCTGCATCGTGATCTCGCCCGAGTCCAGAGCTGCCTTGAGGTCTTCTGGGTTCCCTGGCAGCTCGAACGGTGGCGGCTGTGCAATGTTGCGGTTGAATTGAGTATGTGCCAGACGCGACGTCTCTGGATCGGAAGGCGGCAGGCCAAGTTCCTTACGCAGCGCATCTTCCAATGGCTGGTCGGGTGTGATCACGCCAGCGCCGACGTAATTCCTGATCGTGAAGCTGGCTGTACGCCAATCCTCCTGCTCGCCAATGCGCTTGACGACGAGCTTAGGATACTTGACGCCTGCCCAGTTCATGTCGACGAGCTGCGGAATGGCGTAGGAGTTGAACGTGTCAACCACGATATCCGCAGTGAATCGAGTCGCCTTGAGGAACAGCGTCTGGTCCTGCTCGTCGGTCTTCATGTTCGTGTTCAGGAACTGACCGAGGATCTGGACCTTAATCTCCTCGTTGTGGTGCGCTATGGAGGAGATGCAGTCAACGGGGTGACCTTTGAGCTCTGCAAAAGCAAGGACCCAGTTAGGAGGCAGGACAACATGTGCGCGTTCATTGGTGCGCAGGTTCCGACCGAGGTTGTCGGCCAGCACGAGATCGTCGTTACTGTATCCCACTGGCAGCTGAATGACAGGAACACCAATGCCGTGTCGCTCTTTTTGAATGGCGTCAATCTTGTACAGGTTGTCTTTGTAGTACCAGTGCTTGTAAGCTGAACGGAGAAGGCTAATGCCCTCGATGTTACCAGCCTCTTTGTCGAACGTGAACACTAGCAACTTGTTGACGGGAATGTTAGTCCAGTTGCCATAACTGAAGCTGCCACCCTGCAAACCGGCCATCTGCGCTGGCGAGCTCCACAGGTCCACTGAAAGAGGTCCGCCTTCGAAGTCGAAGAACCACTCCTTCACATCCATTGGGTGTCGTGGAGCGAACTTCTTCCAGCAAATTTTGCCTCGAGCCGAAGGGTCGGACGTGATCTGCTCGCCAGGTACGAAGACCTTCTCGAAAATGTAGTAGCCGAAGTCCAGCATCAGAAGCGACTCGGTTAGCGTCTGTGGCCAAGACGATGTTGTCCACGAGGTGAGGTTGTTCCAGACGAACTCAGCGATCATCTGGTCCTTAGTGGACGTGCTGGCGGGTTCCATCGAATACTGGCCGCCGAGAACAGGAGTCTTCGCAAGTCGCATCGTGCCTCGGACGGTACCATCGGACTTACGCATCTTGTCGTACATGCGAAGACCCTTGATGCCATACAGGTCGCGGTTATACTCGCGCCTAACCCAAGAAGTGAACGGCGACGGGACTGCAGAACCGAGTTCACCGCCAATGCCTCCCGCGGTAGATACGTTCCTACCGGCTGCGAGATCGACACGCGAGTGTTGGCGCACCTCGCCTGAGACCGAGCCAATGCCGAGCTTGCTATCAGGCGGCGTATCAAAGGATACTGGAGACGGACTGCCCACTGCAGGGCCTGAAGGCCGACCTCGGGTCGTTGCAAGGCCACTAGCACGGCTGCGTAGAGGAGAATCGGCGAGCTGAACGGTAGGTCCCGATTCTTGGAGTTGGCGACCCATACCCGGCAGAGCAGGCTGAGCATTCGGTTCGGGTCGAGGGGCCAGGACCACGAACTCATTTTGGGGGTCGTCGCCGACGAGGACTGGGTCATATCCACTGTTGATCAACTCATCTAGACTGACACGGGGCAGGTCTCCTAGGTCCACTAGAACTCCTGTTGGGTGTTGAAGTAGCCGCCAGTTTGTCCTGCCATCAGGTCGGCGAAGTCTTGTGCAACGGTACGTGCCTGGGTGCGCTGCCGGGCCGCCTGTGGTGTAAGCTCCACAGGACCATTATCGACCATATTCGCAGTCAGGTGGTTGTTGTGGGCACCCATTTTGAAGAGGCATAGCAGCGCATATCGGACTGCGTCGATGGTGTGGTCTTCGACCTTGTTACCGAGTTCCGGAACGTTCTGCCCCTTGACAGGTTCCTTGCTGCGGTAGTTGTTCATTTCCTTGATATGGTTCTTGCACTGCCAAGCGACGTGGTACCTGGGCGCTTCGATCGGCGCGCCCCATTGGTCCTCATGTACCTGAACCTTGCGAAGGAAGGCGGCCATGTTATCGATACCATCTCGCCAGGTGTAATCGCTCTTCAGTTCCTTCGGTGCCCAGCATTGGACCTTTAGCAGCCGAGCTACCTGCTCAGCAGCCTCTGGATCCGCAGGGTCTCCGAAGGTGAGATTGATATGGTACCCCGCTGGTTGGTCACGGCTTTGGAGTTCCCGAATGTGGTCCGGAATCGTCTTGTACTTCTTGTAGTGCTCCCGCCAGACGAAAATCTCGTCCTGTGGCGAGACTTGAAACTCGACGGCCGCAAGAGGGTTCGTGTAGCCCCAGTCGAACGCTATATAATTAGGCCAAGCTGGGACGAACTTATACTCCTCCGTCATGACATGCTGGGTCTCGTCCCACGACGGGAAAATCTTGCCTACGAAGGACGCGAAGTCCGCACCTATCTCCTGCAGGAACCATTCTGGCTCGGACGTGTCCTCTAGGAGGAGGATTTCCTCGTCCTGCCGACCTTTGGGGTAGACAGCCGAATTAGCCCAGGACGGGAAGCGCCAGCTTTCGTAAATGCCCTTGTACTTAGCACGTCGGCCAAGCTGCCATGTGTCGTGCAGCCAGTTGAAGCCTTCAGGCGTCGTCGGAAAGTCAGCGGACCCACGACGGTCGGCCAGAGCAGGACGTACATAACGCTCCCACGTCTCCTTCTTGTGCTTGGCCGCTTCGGACATAATCACATGGTCCAAGGCCTCGCCGACTAGGTACTCAGGGTGCTCTGCAGATCGACACTCGACTCTAGTGTCCCACGGGAACTGAATGAACATATCTCCCGAGCGCTTGGAGTAGGCCTTCCGCACGCGCTTGTCCTTGCCCAAGCCCTTTTGGACAATCAGGTCGTTCCATATAATGCGGAACTCCTTCTCGGCAAGGTCGTACGTAGGCCCAACAATCCAAACCATCTTGTGCGGACGCAAGAGGCTTTTCGGCGTGACATCTCTGGCGGCCATAGTGGACTTGCCGAACCTTCTGCCACAGCACGGTAGTCTGAATCTTGCAGTCGATTCGTGATAGAGGCGCTGCTGAGCATGCGGAACGTAATTCACGGACCGCCAGAACGCCTCTGTCATCTCATCCACGGCTACTGGGTCTCCTTTTCCGTCGTGACGGACTTGGTCACGACAAGGGCAGCAGCGCTCGCTTCAAGCTCCGGAGCTTCGTGGAACATGCCAATCATCTTGTACTCGCGAAACTGCTCGAGTGTCATGCTGCTACTTTCCGACGTTAGCGGCACGCTCGAGTCCCTTGATGAACTCCTCCAGCGCTCCGCCTTCACTGTCTTTCCCGATGGTACGCGTGAGCACTTCGTTCGCGGCTCGAAGCCTCGCAGTATCGCTGGTCGAATGGTTCATCACGTCCAGAACCGCTGCCACTGCAAACGGCGCGTTCTGCTCCAGCATGTGCTTCGCACGTGCGAGCGGACCATCGCCGTCATAGAAGATATCGTCGAGCTCTTTGTCTGCCATCTGCACCTCCACGTCTCTTTCTATTATATCAGGAAAGCATGTCGGAACACAAGTGGATATTGTTACTTATGTAACACATGGATTTCGCACTAGACCAGTAAGCCCGACGGGTATTTACATTTTCAAGATCCTCAATTATAATATAGTTATAATAAAAAAAAAAATAATAAAAAAATAATAATTTAATAAATATAAATAATCTTTATCGTAACTTGATAACTCAATAGCGAGAGCTTCGTACTCTAGTAGGAGCTAGCTGTCTCCGCGTCTACATACTACGTATCTATTTACAAGGAGACTATCATGAACGAAGAGACTACGACTCAGACCAGCTTCGCTCCGCTTACTCCGTACGCTGCCTGCAAGGTTACGAACATCGCGCTCGAGGCCTCCGGCTTCGACAAGGTCCTCAAGCCTCAGATGTTCTATACGTACGCGAAGAAGAACATGATCGCTACGACTACGGTCGCCGGCGACGACAAGGTCTACTTCGACGGCGACGCCTTCAAGAGCTGGCTCGACAAGTACCTCAAGAACCCCAACGCCGGCTCCGCCCGCAAGGACTACTCCGAGCTCGCCGCTCAGTACATCTAGTAACTCCGGCAGCTAGTTCCTACTAGACTACGAAGCAAAGACGATAGCGAGTCCATAAATTGCCCTCGCTAGAGGACTAGCTATAGCCCTCGATGCCCATGTATAATAAAAGAAACAACAACAAAGGAGGTCCCAAGATGTCTACTCTTCCGGCAAGCTGGCTGGAGTACATCGCGGAGAAGGAAGCGGAGATCAAGCGGGCTCCGAATCCGATCAAGCGGCATCAGCCGAAGGTCACGCGAATGCAGTCGTCGCGGATGCGATCGGCTCAGACGAACTCTCGGAACTTCGTACACTCCGTATACCACGACGGAGACTTCAATACGAACGTTTCGCCCGAGAAGGACTTTACGACCGACGTCGGCGGTACCTGCGAAGACCGGAATGCCCCGATCGGACAGAACACGCGATACCGTAGGGCCGAAGAGAGTAACAACCGGAAGAAGTAATACTCGCGCCACAGCCAGCAAATCTGTTCTATGTGTTTGTTATCAACGTTTAGAGCCTCAAAGAAAACAAAGAACCCAGGAGCAAAGGAGTATTACAGAGATATATATAGTCTTAGTAATCAATAAAGCCTAAAGCATACGACTGTAGGGGCATGGACTAATGGTTGGCCATCGTTTGTCCTGCGCTTATACATGGT